CAATCTTCGATGAAACCAGTCCATTCACCAACATCTCTACCGTCATTGCATTCATGCAATCTTCGAATACATTCATCCTTCGGCGTGTCAATGTATATCTCTCTCGCATCAAGACTCTTACGCAGTCGTTCTCTCTCAGATATAAGAGGATAACCACCAATAATCCATGCATTCAGCCATTTGCCTTGCCTCATACGTACCATATCTATCATATAATTACGTATACTAAATACACAGGATTGTAGTCTATTAGGCTTGACATATCTATCACAACCGCTAACACTCTGCCATATACTATCTATATCTACTATATAATCGCCTTCATTCATGTTGTCTCTAACGAATGTAGTCTTACCAGATAATGGACTACCATATACTAGATATACCTGTCTATGGGAATAGCTCAGCTTATTGTGTATCTTGTTATGACAACGATGATGCACAAGCATGATGTTGTCTGGATTGAGTGATATAGTAGCATCCAAATAATTGGCCTCTGTCAGCTCTATTTTGTGATGACATATACAATCATACTTAGCTACAATCGGCTTACCACAATACTCACATATGAGAAGTCCCTCAGGATTGGTCCTTTCAAGACGAATAATTTTTGTGAGTTCAACCCAGTCTTTCGACTGATAGAATCCATTTAACATCCTGATACCTGCACATAAAATGTACTATCAAAATAGTACACTTCCAAAAATACGCGAGTATAATTTGTGATATCTGGACTATTTAGAAACTTTACTGTGCCAGATTCTGCGGTGATAAATTCGCTTAGTTTTGAGCCAATTCCCATGTCCTTGTCAAATATAAAATAAACATGCGTCATGTCATTGTAAAAACCGCCAAGCATAACACCTTTTGTTTTTGTAAGACCTACGTTCAAGTATTTTATAGCCAAATAAGCTTGGTCATAGTGAAGTGGCAAGATGCCATTTTTATCAGCATTTGTGCCAAACTCTTTCACTAGTCTTTGATTATAAATTTGCTCTTTTGACATAGCTTCAACCTTGCATTTATTTTCACAAATCGCATAGCATATATCATGTGCCATATTTTCACCAACTTTCTGTATTGAACATGCCTTTTGCTTTTGCCAAAAGCTCAGAGGCTCGAATGCGATTTCGCATCGGTTCTTCTTCATCATTCATGATTTTTGTCCAAAATCCTTGTATCTCAGCAATCGATGCGATGTTATGTTTTACACACTCAGCAACCTTTTGGGTGTAATTTTGTGCAACCTCAGCGTTAAGTTGTGTAATATATTCCTGTACATCGCGCCTTTTGAGTAATTTTGCTGCACTTGTTCTCGCTGAAGCAGGTTTATATCCAGCTTTGATTGCTGCTTGTGCTTTATCGCCTTTGCATTCTCCAATGAGGTATTGACAAAATAAAATTTGCTTTTGATTCAGCATTTGTCTCACCCGGTTTCATTCGTGTATTTCTTATCGATCCAACCTGTAACCGCTCCATTTTGTTTTGCACTGATTCTGAATCTGCCATTGATGATTTTTCCATCTGTCACATAGTAGAATCCTGTCAGAACATTCGCTCTTTTCTTGGCATCACTTGATGCGAACAGTTCCATGTGGTCCAATTGAATCTTGTAACCTGCTGCAATTTTACTTGTGCTTGCCACGCCGTGTGTAGTAACACTAGCTTTCTTCGTCCAAAATCCATTCCTACCAGCTTTCTTGATCGCTGTCGGATAGTCAAAATAGCACTCGTTGATGTCTACATTTCCAGCAATACCATAAACCTTGCCTGTGCTGGATTTCTGCCAGATACCATACTGACCCGAATATGTGCACTTTGTGTTATACTGAGCAACCCAAACTGCATAACGTTTCCGAATGTCATCAGTGAAGTATGTACTCAAAAAAGACTTACTCGTGTACAATCCGACCCAATAACCTGCATTCTCAAGAACATCAAAGAACGCTTTCGCAATAGAAGAGCATTTTGCTTTACCAAGTGCAAACTGTTTCTTTTCCTCGATGTCATAATAGATCGGAAACTCAAACGTCTTACCGGCAATTACCTTCAGGCAAACAGCAGCTTCTTGTTTGGCTTCAGCTTCACTCATAGCGTAACTGTACCAATATGCTCCACAAGGAATACTATTGGATTTGCATCCTGCATAGTTATTTTCGAATTGCTGGTCTTTCTGTGAAATCTCTTTGCCGTAACCTGCGCGGATAATGGCAAACTTTACGCCATCTGCTTTCACATGAGACCAATTCACATTTCCTTGATGTTTGGAGACGTCAATTCCTTTCATGTCAATTCTCCTTTTCTAAGTCTTCGATTCGATGATTTGCAACCTTAATTTGCTCCTCATCACGTGTCAATCGTTCTTCGATCTTGAATGTTCTTTCGATCAGATTGTTATGCTTGTTCACACGCTTTTCCAATTGTTCAATTCGATATGCTGTCAGCTTATTTCCACCGTAAACAGTCAAAATCGTACCGATCAATGTAATGACACTTACCGCTATTTCTGTACTCATTCTTCTTTTCCTAACTGCTTGTAGATTTGGTTTCCGTAAACTGCTGTACCTGCACAGAGAATCCCCTGCACGATTCCAGAGAATATTCCGTCAAGCGATAAACCATAAAGGCTGATCGTATAAAGCGCACTCAGGACGACACCAGATATGCCCAGGAGCATCGGAATATATTTGTTCTTAACCATATCGGCATCACTAAAAATCTTACCAATTACGACTAATGCCGGAATCAGAATCAACATTTCAGGCCGAACATAATCAGTCATCGTTATCACCTCATCTCTAATAATATTATACCGAAATAGTGTCATATTTTACATATACAGTAAATAACACTAATGTTACACATGCACATAACTTGTTATGTGCATAAAAAATAAGCCGCTCAGAATCATCTCTGAACGACTTTTATTTTGATTATATAATTTATCGTACACAAAATAAAAGCGCTCCAGAACTAATCTGAAGCGCTCTGAGCATTAGTCAATAGATACACCTAAGATTTCAGCTGCATGATAGATAACTTCTTCAAAAGTATCTGCATCGGCATCTTCCTAGTCAGTTTCGAGCCCTGCACGCTTGCACAGCTCCTTGCAAGCACTCTCGTCCCAATAGTCATACTCATTGATTTCTGCAGCCAGCATTTCATTTGTCCATTCGTCAAACATTTTTATTTCCTCTTTCTCCCCGTATTGCCGGTAGGTCAGCAGTTTTGGTTTGTTAAACTAAAATTCTAAAAGTGCTTCCTCTTTTAGAAATTTTGACAAATTCCTTTTTGATGAGATTGTCCCAAATTTCATTTGCAATGAACGACGTTAATTTATCTCGGCTGTCAAAGTCATTCTCATAGATGTTCTCGAGCATTTTGTCTAAAATTTCTACGGGATAATAACCGTGAAAGCATTTGTGCTCGTTTATCCACTTATTACTCTTGATGCTTTCTAAAGCATCGTTGATTTCTTCTTCGTGAGATTCTGTTTCTTCAATATCATTGATTCTGAGCTCATTTCCGACTATGTGGGCATTCTTGAAAGTAAACCAGCAATTAAGCGGAGCATATGCCACTTTACCAATATAATGAATATTGTGATTATCGTCGTAAATCACAATGATTTGCTGATTTTCTTCGTTGTTTTCTAACATTTTTTCAATGTACTCATTAACAGTCATTTTGACTACCTCCATATTCATGTTATTAGAAATTAGCATCAATTTCATCATATTCACGAGTGAGTTTTGCAACTTCTTGAGCAATGCACTGTCTGCGGAATCTATTTTTACAAGCGTTACCTTCTTTGGTGAGCTTTTCGATTTCTGCTTTTCTTCTTGTAAGAACTTCGATTTCGTTACCAGCAAGTGCATCTTTCAAATCTCTTTCGAATCTTGTCATTTTAACTACCTCAATCTTTCTGAGCATCTGCGCTCTTGTTTTGTTTACAGTTATTATTATACAACAATTGTTGCACTAGAAATACACTGTTTTAGTAAATTGATTGTGAACAAAATATAAAAAGCCCTCAGAACCAAAATTCTGAGGGCTTCATAATGCACAAATGATATTTATAAGAACAATTCATAGATTACATCGTCGGCAAAAATGAGATACTTCAATCGGTTTATTAGTCTTCGTTTGTTACGGCTAATCGTTGTTACGGTCGTGTCAAAATATTCTGCTACTGCTTCACGAGTCTGATTCTCAAAATATATCATTGGAATAATATCATAGTAGAGATCATCGTATAGTTCCTTCAAGGCATTATCCACAATGTCGACAAATTTCTTTGCTGTACCATCTTCGCTATATGATTTCTTCAGCTCATTGTAGTTTTTCAGAATCTGTTCAGTTTTCTGAAATGCACTCTGTCGATTGTCTTTCATTAGTCCCGACATTTTCAACTTGGCGATTGTACAATTCACTGTTTCTTGAATAATTTCACTTACTTCCACATTATCACCTTCTTTCACAAAATGTGGTGTCAAGTCAGCTTATATAATATATCTATAATAATATATATTCTATTATATATACGTCGAAAAATTTCACCGTCGAAAAAAGTTAACGCTGGAGTATATATAAAATGAGCACTTTAAGCTGAATTGCGGAATTGAAACCCCTATTATGCGGTCCCAGTTAGCTTTTCACCGATTCAGCTTAAATCGATTTAAGCTGACTTTGTTGAATTTTAAGCTGACTTTTTTTCGCTTATTTTTATATACCTTGCACAAAAATAACGTACTAGGTATCTTCAAATTCGTCACGTAAAAAAATAACCAAAATTCACCGTTTTTTTCGCAACTTTTCGTACTATCCCAGGAGCTAAAAAGTCAGCTTAGAAGCTGACTTTTTAAGTCAACCTGAATTCAACCTGACTTTCGCAATGCCTGCATTTTTCATCATTCTTCGACAAATCGGGCAAGGTTCCGCCGCAATCACTTTTCCGTTTTCTTCGCCGTAAAGGTAGAGCGTAGAGCCAATCATATCCTTGCGAGCAGCCGAGATCATCGCATTCATTTCAGCATGCACGCTTTCGCAGTCACCATAATCACCATCATTGTGCTCATGACCAAGTCTTTTGCAGGTACCTCCGTCACAACAATTCGCTTCACCTCGAGGTGAGCCATTATATCCTGTTGCGATGATCTCATCATTCTTGACTATCACCGCTCCATACTGTCTGCGCGTGCATGTTGATCGCTTACTGACGGCTGCTGCAATGCCAAGATAATATTCTTCGATTGTAGGTCTGTTCATTAGATTTTCTCCAATACAGTGTTGCCGACAACGAGTACATCTGTACCACTTGTAATCCAGCTCTTTACTGCTACTTCTGTCGATTCAATGATCGGGTTGTTGTGCAAGTTGAAGCTCGTATTGATGAGCGCCTTCTTGCCAGTAAGAAGCTGATAGATTGAGAGTACTTTCCAGATGAACGGATCTTCATTCTGAGAGACGATTTGCGGTCTTGCTGTATGATCTACGTGGCAAGCAGCAGGATAGCTCTCGATGAATTCTGGCGTACAATCGAACGTCATCGTCATATGCTTTGCACTGTCTCTGCCACCATCAAGCTCCAAGAACAGGTCATCCGCTACTTCTTCGCGGCATACAGGAGCGAAAGGCATAAACTCTGTACGACCAAGCTTGTCATTGAGCCAAGTGTTGGTTTCCTTCGTGTCGCAATTATACAGAATGCTACGATGGCAAAGAGCACGAGGACCGAATTCCATCTTACCCTTGACGAGGCAAACGATCTTATTTTCACTGAGCATCTCTGCGATTGTCCGTGCCAATTCATTATCGTTAGCAATTCTACGGCAAGAATACTTGTCAGACTCACCTACGATCAAACGTTCATTTGCAATTGTGCCACATTGATTCGGGCTGATTTTTGCTTCAGGAAGATTGTCAGACAGAATAGCGTATGCTGCACCAATTGCATTGCCTTCGTCTCCCATTGCAGGGCACACATAGACGTTTTTGAAGATACCCAATTCTTTGATTCTCTGATTGATTTTGACATTTGCAAATAATCCACCAGACAAATAGCAATTATAGTCATATTCGTCAACGTTTTCGTATATCCACTTGCAAACACACTGCTCTGCATATTCCTGAACTGTAGCAGCGATGTCCTCACGTGTTGCTCCTGCTGCTTTCAGATTTTCAACGAGCGAATAAGTTGCTTTCTTCAGTTTGAGGAAATCACCGAAATCATAGATGTGAGATTCTTCCACCATCTGTTCTTCTTCCTCTGTCAGAGGTACATTGCGAGATTCTACTTCCAAAGAATAGAATTCTCTCAAATATTTTGGCTGACCAAATGCTGCAAGGCCTGTGATTTTTCCTTCATGCTTGAGCTCTGTGAAGCCTAATGCACCGGTCACAAATTGATACACCAAACCAACTGAAGCTCTGAGCGGCAAAGATACGTTGACTTCATCATTACCGTATCGGTAAATGATTCCGCTGTAACCATCGCCAAAACCATCAGACGTGATGAGATAGTCACCATTTTTTGGATTGTCATAAAATGCGACTGTAGCAAAAGCATGAGCCCAGTGATGAGGCACGTGAATGATGTCTTCAAAATCAATTGCCGTATGCTCGCGAAAGTAGTTGCGAATCACATCATGCCAATTGTCACTGTGAAGATTGTATTTTTTACCGTACTTCTCCAAATAGTCTGTGCTCATGTTCTCATAGTGAGATACTGCGAGAGCTTCGAAATTGTATACACCAGAGAGCTCACAGCACTTCACAGCCGCATCGAAAGGAAGCTCTTTGGTATTCTTTTCACCATTCAGACGTTCCTGAGAGATCGCTGCAAGCACTCCTCGTTTGCTAGATACAACGCACGCTGAACTGTTATGACTGAATGACATTCCAAGATAAAATTTTTCCACGATAATTCCTCCTCAATATTCGATCCAATGTGATTTGAACCAGTGTGTCCAGTTTCGATCAGTCAATTTGGTTTTTACTACTCCGAAACCTACACCGATAGCGTATGACGATTCAATAACCTCTCCGTTTCCAACGTAAATACCAACGTGATTAGGCATGTATACCAAAACACCTGCTATATTTGGAATGGTGTCAATTGTTCCATTTTCCGTTGCGAGTTTGAACAGGTCATCGGTTGCAATATCCTCTGACACTTCTGCACATTTCTTCACTAGGCCGATACAATCGAAACAATATATGTACCGACCGATGAAGCTTTTAAGATATTCAACAACTGCGTGATTGTAACGTTTTGGGGCAATTTGGATTCCTTTGTTTATGACTTCTTCGCTGATGATTTCACCAGAAGCTCCCCATACAAACAAAGTGTTGATTTTCTCTAACCGTTTAGCGGTTAGAGCAACTTCTCCGCTCGTTCTCATATAAATTCCTCCATGTACGGTAATTTTTCAACCCATTCGCAGAACGTCCGCCATTCGTCAAGCTTATGGGTCTTTCTCGAATGGTACATGTTCAACAGCACTTCATAATTCAATTGTACCGTTGCACGCTGGTTATAACTTGACGGTAAAAGCTGAATCATCTGCCACCAGTATTTTTTATCTTTTGTTTGTAAATACATATTCTTGTTACTGTTCAATACCGCCACGGTTATTTGTAATAACGAATAAGGGTGTAAAAGTATATCGTATTCACCAACCGATAATTTAGCGTGAGTATTACCAGTAGTTTCTAAATGTTCATGCGAAAAATCATCTATAGTAAATTCTTTTTTGTGAATCGTGTGCATCGTTGAACAAGAATTGCGAACAGTGCCAACCTTATATGTATCGAATTCCTTCCACCAATATAACGGTGCTGTGATGTCAACTGTCACATTTATCATACGAAGGAATTTTCTATGGTCTGTACCAGCTTTGACGAGTTTCTTCATCCGAGCAAGGTCATTTTCACCGACAATAAGATGAGCTGTATTTTCATTACAAACGCAACGGTGAACACAATTTTTAGGACATTCTTCATCATACCAAGTGTCGCAAAAATCACTATCCGACTTGTCCCAACTGTTCATTGGATTTCTCATTCCACGAATGGCTGCTTCCCATCCGTATACTTCATCATTTTCAATTTGAATCACTCTTGACCTCCAAATCTAACGCATCAAGGTCGATGCCATACTCTTTTCGCAAATAGCTGATCGCATCATCAGCTGTCACATCTTTCCCGAAAATATCAGGCCAATGAAGAATTTCATTTGCACTTTCTACAATTCGCTCAAGACGTTTCTTGCGCCATCCTAGCGTTCTTTCTAATGCGATCAAACATATGGCAATACCTTGCTTTGCACCATCTCCCAGCGCAGTCTGAAAGATCTCATCTCTCATTTGTTCATATGCTGCCACTGAGATTTTTACCGTGTTTCTATCTTTGAGGGTTTTCACTTACAAAATAACACCTCCGAGAATGAAACCGAATACAAAACACACAAATCCGATAAAGGCGTACGCCATAACTCTCATGTCATTCACCTCTCAATCGTTTTTGAACATATTGGATTGTTTCACACAGTGAATCCAATTCGTCAACAATCTTATCGAACTTTTTCTGTACTTCGTTTAGATCATCTTCAAAATCGAAACCTAACAATTGATTTGGTGTAACATGGAATTCATTGCAAATTTTTAGAAGCGTCGTTGTGCTAGGAACGGATTTTTCGCTTTCATAGGTGTAAATTATGTTCTTACTTACTCCCAAGCGTTCTGCGAATTGTTCTCGTGTCAATCCTTCACGTTTACGCAAAATTTTCAGGTTTTTTGCAAACTTCATGCTTTATACTCCTGTACTCCCAAAGCCGTTGCTTCCACGTTCCTCAATATCCTCTGTGACAAAATCAGCAATAACAACTGGTGTAATTACCAATTGGCCAATTCTGTCACCGTTATGTACAATGAAGGATTCTCTACCTACGTTTGTAACGATCGCGTGAATTTCTCCACGGTAACCAGAATCAATTGGAGGAAGCTCACAAACAATTCCCTTTGTGCTCAAGCCGCTTCTTGGAAATACGTATGCAGCATAACCATCAGGGAGAATCAATCCCAAACCGAGAGGAATCTTACGAGTGTGATTCGGAGGAATTACAATTGTTCCTTCACCTGTGATATGAGCATGTACATCTGCACCTGCATCGTTTGCGTGAGCTCTAAGCGGCAGTTTCTCATAGCCGTAGTCCAACACCTTAATCTTCATACTTTTCCTCCTTCAAAATGCCATAGTCTTCACATGCCAGAACCAAATCAATTTTTGGAGTTTCACTTTTTTCAACAATTTGCTCCAAAATGAACTTGTAGCACATCAACTTTTCAAAATCGACCGAAATTTGAAGAGTTGGAATTGTAGCAGCCGCTCTTACGATGTCATCATAATTGCGTTCATACACGTGCAGACTTACGACTGTATGCGTATATGTGCCACATTCAACGTCCAGTCTTTTGGCGATATATTTCTGCAGCTCAGTGAAGAAAATCGTGTCATACGGTAAACCATACCAAACGTCATTGCTGCGCATGATTCCATAACCGTGTAGCTTGCCGTCACGAATGAGGAACTGCAATGCAATCGTGCAAATCTCATCCTTCGTCTCAATCACACGTTTATTTGGAACATTGAAATTGATAACTGCCCGTCTGCTTGTAGGGTCACTGCACAAAAGCTGAATGATCTTCTCGACCTGATTGAAACCGTGTCTACCGAAGACAATATCACCATACGCTGAATATGAGGTTACTCCGTCATCCGAGATGCGACCCCAAAGACCTGCGAATTTGTTTATAAAGCCTACATCATTGCGCCCAAGAGCGTACCAGAGCAGCTCTCCGCAAATGTACGGCTTTGAGATATTTCTCACGTTGATAACGTTATTATCCAAATTAGTCAGCGTGAATGAATATCCGTTTAGCTCTTTCGTTCCTCTCACTTCGGGTGCATCTACCAAATCGCTACAAATTTTTTTGTAAATGCTATCCATGTTGTTTGCAATCATGTTTCTTCTCTCCTAACATTTCGTAAATTTTTCTGAATGAGGTCATTTGTGCAATTTCGTTCATTGTGAATTTCACGTCGAATTCGTCCTCGATAGCGACGATTAAACCGATATGAGCAAGACTGTCCCATCCATCGGTATTTTCTGGTGTAGAATTTTCATCTACCTCTACTTTCAGCACTTCGCGAAAGATTTCTTTCAATCGTTCGAGCATTCAATCACCTCATTTTTTTCAGTATAGTCATCAACGTTTAACATCCAACGAGCAACCGAATATTTGGTGAAACCTAACTTTTGGTATATGTCAAGATTTGAGTTGTTTCTGTCGTTTTCGAAAAAAAGTCCTACAACCTGTTTGATACCTCTTGATTTGCATTCATCGATGAAAGAATCAAATAATGCAAATTCCAAATCTCGTTTGAGAACTCTACAGCTCATCACCCAAATATCTATGACAGCTGAATCGTTTTCCATCTTTGCAGAAATAACACTGACTAAACCGTTATCACCAAATTTGTCTTTTAGCTTTGCTGTCAGCGTGAATCTGTTCTCGTTGCGAAGAACACTCTCGCTGATTTTGTATCCTGTCAAATTGAATTGGTGCGTTTTGTTGATTAGCTGAATAGATCGCTCAATCGTGTCATCGTTTAACATTTCGATTTTTGCTTGCATGTGCAAACTTTCCAAATATTCGCGATAGTCGGAAAATTTACCTTCGAACGATTGTCTTTCGGCGTTCGCTTTGTACATATCTGCCCTATTCAGATCGTCGTTTGTAACGATCGTCGGTTCGAAATACGCTTGCTTATCCAATTCTCTTATTCTCTCGGTGATATCTGCCATGAGTGGCGTTTCAACTCCGAGCTGTTCATGAACCAGATAACGTTCCGCTTCATTGTCGTCGATGAACACAAAATCAGTAGGTGCAATGCCGACTTCTTCTGATAATCGTTCCAAGTTACTAGCTTTGTCGTTCCAATTTGCAAGTATGATAGGAAAATCAGATTCGCCGAGAATTCCTCCAGATGTTCTCAACGCACTCAGAGCAGCATCTTCGTTATTCTTCGATATAACATATAACGGCACATTCAAATCCTTGATGTACTGTTGGAACTCTCTGAATGCTCTACCTATAGCATTATCTGCGGCAACATTTACCGTGCCTTCTCCTGCTAATCCATCCCACAATGTGTTATCCAAATCAATTGCGATGGCTTTTTTATTTTCACCGCAAATAGACTTTATGATATGCAAAATATTCGAACACAATATTGGAATTGCAGCAACGTCTAACGCATAACCATACATGTACCAATGAGACAGATTGTGCCATTTTTCAAGACCGTAATTCGCAGAAAGCCAATTGATGTCATTGATATGGAACCAATCGTGACTTGCCGCAAAGTCATAAAACTTCTCATTGAGTTTTGCTAAAAATCTAGATTTGCCTCTAACATCGTAGCAATCTCGATTTCCTAACAATCGATAAAACGGCATCTCGAAATTATTTTGGATAACATGGCAATCATAATCGTCATGCAACTTCAACCACATTTCTTCATACCGATTATATTCGTTGTCCAGTTTTCTCAGGATCTCATCTGGTGAATCTTTCACGTTCGGCTCATAAATTATATTCCTATTTGTAGTGTGAATGTAGATGAAATCTGGAGTGAATCCGTGAAAATCACCATACATCGCTGTTTCCCAAAACTTGCCGAAATCGTCCTCGTAAACCTCGTGATGTTCTCCTAAAATTTTGGCAATATGAGCAGTAGTGGAACCTCCCAAAATAGCTATCTTCATCAAATCATCCTTTCGATCTCGTTAACTACCTCATCAACAGTCTTACCTGTGGTGTCAACAAGAGGAAATAAACACGAATCTGAAAGTGTGACATAGTCACGATTGATATTTTTCACTAATTCGAAATCTTCGACGTATTCGTCACCTCTAGCTTCGAGTCGTTTCTTCAATTCAGATTCGCTCGCCGTCAAGATAAACACTTTACAACCGTAGCTGTCCAACAAAGTAAATAACATGTCCTCAACAGTATCATCGAATTTTGGTTTGCGACCGAAATATCTTGGATAGATGAGCTCGCTGATGAAACAACGATCATGTACCATGTTATCTGGCACCATTACTTCCATATACTTTCTTATTGTACCGTCACCGTCATGAGTAAGTCTGATGATGTCACAATGCAAGCGATTGGCCAATTTTTCAACAACTGACGTTTTACCTGTACAATCGCATCCTTCGATCAAAATTCTCATTTGTTCCTCCTCACGGTTCATTTCTTGTGAATCTCACAACTGCAACAAATTTTTTCCGGCTGAGATCATATGTCATATGCCAGTCAATCACCGCTACCTTATTGGATAACTGTGCTAACTGTGCTGCAAGATTGACTCTGTTCATAGCCTCAAAGCTGATACATTCGACCATTATGCACCTTCTTTCTTGACAAATATACGATACTTCTTACCTTTGATCGTCTTGTCCTTGATGTCAAAGTCAAACTGCTTTTTGACCTGTTTAGAAAACTCAATGTGTGACATCGGATTGAATGCATTTGCCAAACAAAATTCACCGTACAATTTGTAGATTTCTTTTGTTGGTTCATTCTCGATGTCATCAGCACCGACTTCTTTGAAGAACAATTGGATAGGATTGTTCGTCTCTTCATATTCTTCGATTGACTTCTGAACCTTATCTGACTTCGTGAACGCATTATTGCTCAAAATACGTTTCAAACCTTTGATTCCTAAGATTATGAGGTACTCCAGAACTTCAGGTTCGATTAGCTTATATTTGATATATGGGTCAAAATCAGGGTCATCCTTAGAGAATCTAGCATCAAATGGAATGATAACCAATCGACTCAATACCGCACCCGATTTGTCTTTCATTCTAGGAATATTATTGGCTGAGAATAATAGCTTACAATACGGTGCGAAGAAGAATTCGTTTTGGCCTTTCTTTTCACCTTTTATCGGATCTCCAGAAACAATTTTCTTGAATATCGATGGATTTGCAATGAAGTCATCGCCAATATCATCACCGATATTTGCCAATTTTCCGAATAACGATGCTGATGAAAATCTGTCACCCAATTCATTCAGGTCCAATGCTGCCGTATTATCATCACCGAGTAATTCTTTAAGCATTGATAAATATGTAGACTTACCATTCTTCTTGTCACCTGTTAGGATAAATGATTTTCTCAACTCATTTCGTCGATAGAAACAATAACCAACAGCTTCTTCCAACAACGCTCTGATATTAGGATCGTTGCATGATAATTTATCAAGCGTGCCGTCCAACAATTCACTTTTAGCATTTGAATTATAGTTGAAATTGATTTTGTTAGTGATAATTATGTCAGGTGAAAAATCAGTCAATGTGTCTTCTTCGATGTCATAAATTCCATTTTTGAATGCTATGTACCTAGCATCACTAGGACGAGTATTTTTCCGTGTTAGCACGTCAAGATAACTCAACACCTCAGTTCGCTTTGAGCGATTCAAATTTGGAATGTGTTCGATCATCGCTGCTTCGATGTCCAATTGGCCAGGAACATAAATTCCATCATGATAAATATGCAACTGCCCGTTGATTCTCACTATGTGATGAGTATTCTTCAAATATATTGCAAACTTGTCAAATTGAAATTTTCCGTTTTTGAAGAACATCGGTTTTTTGAATGCTTCATCTCTGAGAATCGTGTTCAGTTCTGATTCATCTAATTTGTCTTTTAACAAATACTCGTTGATGATGCCGATGCACTCTCGAGCTTCGTCAACTGAAAAATCATTCGATTGCAATGTCAAAATATAATTGAACAGCGTTTGATTTCTACCATCGCCTCTCTCCATTTCCAAGAAATCGATCGAGCTTTTGACCGGTATCAACCATTTTGGAACGGTGTCATATTCGTCGCAATCGTAAATTATTTCACGTTCTCGATCATCATATTTCAAAATCGAATATGAGTTTTTTGTCCCTATTTTGATATCTGCGGTTAGGCCGCAAGCCAATTTAGTACGAATCTTGTTCGTCTCAAGTTTGTCATTGATAAACAAAAAATGCTTTACTCTGGTGGTCTGATAAACTCTGCATTGCAACTTCATTTCCTGAACAATCTTGAACAGAATTTCTGACTGCTCAAAATCATCGATGTCGATCAGAGCTGTTTCATCAGATAAAATACCAGCATACTCAGGTAAGTTTTTCACTTGCTCGTACGTTTGTAATTCTTCTGACGTTTTACCTTTGAATTTCAACAGGCATTTCTTGTCTTTCGTAGGAACATATCCTTTGAAAAAATTCACTTACCGTCACTCCGTTGCCATTTATTTGAGCAGTACACACATTTTGTTGATGTGCCACGTCTCAAGTTATCACCTCTTACTGCTTTCGTTCTTCCACAAATATCACACATGCAATTCCAATATGCTCGTTTCTTGTTGTCGAGAAAACTAAATTCAAAAACGTGCCAATGGCCAAAAGTTTGGCCGCTTATATCTATCATGTTTGCATCACTCCAAACTGAGTTAGTCTATCTTTTGCCATTTTGATGTACCATTCTCTATCGAGTCTCCAACCAACAGTTGCTTTTTTCACATCATCGTTCACGATGAAGCAATGTTCTGGAGTATTTGCAAATTTTTCAATAATTGCACCGTCAGTCTTTTGCTTTCCAATAAAACCGTCTGTCGTTTTTACTGAAGCGAATACTCTGAATGTTCTATCGTTCAATTTGACATTTCCATGACTATCGGCGGAGTGTGTTTCATAATATTTACACCCATTACACTCGCAGCGGTTAATGTCGATTTCTCCAAATTTATCCGGATTATGAACGTTTGGATTCGAACACGAATATAAATGGAAACGACTGTCACCCAAATCTTTCATGTATTTACATGTTTCATCTTTGTAATCACTAGGATATTTTGACAGTGCATGCCAGCTGTTCTTAAACTTACCTGAAAGCTTGACGATCTTTTGGAACATAATGAGATCGTTGCATTCAGCGATCGTCTTTTCGACTGGAATACCGATTGTCATATAGTCAACCATTGCTTTATTGACAATTGGCAAATCATAATCCAATGTATTTTGCTTTTTGACGTATGAACCTTTTGATTTGTAGTGTCCATCACCATCGACAACAACATAATTGTTAACGTCTTTTTGGAAAATACGTCGATATTCATCAAATTCCATATTCAAACCAGTACGCTGTTCCCATTCATAAACGATGTCGTCAATGATTTCAAACCATTTGTTTTCATCTTTGTCGTCAGGCATTCTAATCAAAATACCATCGGTGTTCGACTGAATGATTTCTGCATATGGTTCCAATTTTTCCATCAAATCCAACAGCAGTAACTGTCCAAAAATACAAATGTTATTTGCCATCAACGGATCGTATAACTGGTTGTTTTTATCTTTGAGACAACCGTATGTACCATTCAACAACCATTTCAACGGTGCTTGCAATGGATTCTTTTCCGCTTTGTATTTTATTCGTTGATGGTAAATATCAATGAACTTTTGAGGGTCCTTAATGTTTCTAGAATGCAAATTGTATTGGATCATAAGCGAAGGATATAGGCTTCTAACGTCCATATTGATGAAATAACCTTCAGCGACATATTTCTTGCGAGCCGAGTGAATACCACCCCAACCGAATAGTGTTTCTACACCTGCGACTAAAACTGTCAACGATTTTGAATAATCTCGATTGTTCACATCTTTATACCAATCTACAACATTGGTATATTTGGATATTCTCAATGTATCTGGGAACGAAATGTCAAATTCGTCTCCTCTTGATTCACGAGGTCTGTGAGCATCAAGAATCATTGCTGACAACTGTGCTTTCGTTCTGCTGATATTTGACATCGGCAAACCGAACATTTTTATCATGCCGATTTGGGCATCGAAATCGTCTTTCCGTGAGAAGAAAACTTCGATAGTTTGCTCAACATCATGTCGGCAATATTTGACGGTTTCTTCGATCTCACTTTTAGTCAACTTTCTATCAATGTCGAACGGCACAGATGTTTCTTTGATATCATTTCCCATAAAACCTTCAAGTGACTTAAGGCCTCTGTCACTACGATACATCACGTCGTAATTGTACATTTGGAATTTTCTGAATAGGCCACTGAATTGCCATCCATATTTTCCTTTAGCGATAATGAAATCATTGACTTCCTTAGGATTGAATCCACAAAGAATTGCTTTCAGAATATATTGGTCATAGTGGTTGTTATTATAACCAACCCAAATTTGATTCTTGTGAGCATCGTAATATTCTTGGAGCTTCTCTTTGTCGTTGATAATCACCACTTCTGATTTTTCGTAGATATTGATAATTGCAACGAGCCAATCTTCTTTGAACACCTCAAAATCGTAGAAATTGAGAATTGAACTCACCTCCTGACTAACCCACCTTCCCACCCAGTCAAAAGAATCATTCTACTTCGAACGAATCAATAATTTCGAACGTGTTGAAACCTTTCTTGTTCTCGCCATAGTCAAGAACAAATTCAACCTTGTCCTCGATTTCTTCGAAGATGTCTGCAAGCATCTCTGCATACTGAGAGTAAGACTCGAACTGTACATCAACAGTAGTTTCAAGAGAACGTAAGAACTCATCTGCGATGTGAATCTGGAAGCCCTGAGTGATGACCTGATTCATAAAGATCAAAGAACCCTTATACTCGCCATTGGTAACCTTGAACCAAACGCTTACCTTCGGGTCACCCTTCTTGGATTCTGTCAGTTCGAGCTTGGTGATCGCTACCTCATACTTACCGTGAGGCACTTCCTTGAAATCACCTCCGCCGTTTTCTTCTGCATCCATGATGTCCTGCTTCAGACCTTCGAGGTCTACCTGTTTGTCAAATTTGCTGAAATCCATATGTAAATTCCTCCTTGAAATTATTCAACAATGATCGTGCGTACTTCGTCGAGATTGTAGAATGCAATCCAGATTCTATCTTTCATCACAATGAAAAACTTTCCATCGTAGGTGTAGTCATCCCATTCGTCTTTTTCCCACTCTGCGAAATTTCCGTCTTTCATCGTGACAGTGATTTTTTCAAGATTCATTCTGCACGCTTCTTTCTGGTTCTGCGCTTAGGCTTTTCCTCAGAGACGTCTGGAGCTGCCTCAGGCGCTTTTTCTTCAGGTTCTGATGTAGTTACATCTGCCTTTTCAGTTGTTTCACTGGGAGTCTTCTTGACGCATTCATGCTGCGCTTCTTCAGCAGCTTCAGCGTAAACTTCCATGAGGTCATCGTATGTGCAAGGAATCTCCTTACCAACAACGTTGAGACGACCACCGCCAAAAATCACGTTGTCAGTCTTAAAGCTGATTGTTCTCGTGTCATCATCCTTAACGATGATTCTTGCAACGATGTCAACCATACCTGCTAACTTAGTAGCAATTGCTTCTTGAATGTTCGGTCCGATACGAGTGATCTGTTCACCGCTCTTCTTGGTGATAGTCTTTGTGACATCTTCGTGAGAGCAAATGATGATGTTGTCATAGTCCAAATTGAAGAAACGTCTCATTGTGGACAGGTACTCAGTCTTGATAACATCCCAGCCCTTACCAAAGCCGCTGTCAGATTCGTGCTGAATACCCATCTTGTCGTACATGTACAAGCGGCACATTTCACGAGTGTCTTCAACGAGGTCAAGCGTGATTGTCTTGAAGTCATTCTGCTTCTTTTCCAGTTCATCCAGGATTTCCTTGAATACTTCCCACGCAAACTTGCGATTGGTAACTCTGCCAGTAACAGTGACTTCGTCCTTAATGTAGAGATACGGAGCGGTAACGTTCTTGATGTTGCCGTCAGTGGTAAGAATCAGCGGATCAGGAAATTTGTCCGTCAGCGTTGTCTTACCTGCGAACGGCGGAGCATACAGCCAAATTTTCTTCTTGTTGGAGATTTCAATCTCTCGACGTTCATTCTTTGGAAGGTTCATGTAATCAATTCCTTTCTCACAATAGAGTTGGTATTCGCACCAGTCACACAGGCGCGTCGGATTTTTTGTATATTCAGTATCTTCAATGCAATGTTTTGTATCGATAAGATACTCAATAACTTTGTTTGGGTCATAATCAATTTTCTTGACAGTGATTTCTTTTTGTTCAAGATCTTCCATGCATCTCTTTCGAAACTCATAAATGGTCTCATCTCTTGGATTTGTCTTGTTCTTACGCTTCATTCTCAGATTGCATTTTGTAACAAATACAAAATAGAGATTTCGGATGCGTTTACCCGGATTTGTAAGCTCAAAGAAGTATTTATAAAGATGAAGCTGTGCTGAGTCCAAATATCCTTTCACGTTGTTGGAATATTTGAAGTCGTAGATGTCATAATATTCACATTCCCTTGGTTCGTCTGGAGCATCAAGCCAGAGCCCTTTGCCAACCGGAACCAACAAATCGATGAATCCAACAAAATCTTCAGTTTCAATCTTTACTTCATGCTGTCCTTCAGGTAACAACTTCTTGACTTTGGGAATCAAATACTCAAGCTTCATCGCTTCCGTTACATGTGCATCGTCGATAACTGGGTATGCCCCATAGTATTCGTCGATTGCAGCAGCAACGTCTTTCTCAATTCCTGTGTGCAACGCATGCCCTAAAACCAGTGCATTCTGCGGATCGCAATTGAAAATAGTTTTCAATTTATCACGATACCGCAACTTGAATTGGTACGGGCATTTCTCATGCGTTGACACTCTTGAATAGCTCACCTGCATAATCAATCCACCAAGAAATTCGTATCAAGTGCAAACCAATGAGTTGCTGCGGCTTGATCTTCGGAAAACACCATTGTAATGTCACCATTAGTTTCGATTTTCCACCGTGCAATCATAGGGACACCACCGCTGGCTGATTTGTTCTGAAGAAAATGATATACTCTCGTCGGTCTATGACCAACGGGCAATGTTGCAACCACAACACTATCTCCTGTAATTCCCTTGATACCGCCACGAATGTAAACTGCTTCACCAATTTTTCGATACTGCGGAATAACAGAATCAGAATTGGGTGTGATTCCGCTTTTCAGCGGCAACTTTTTCCAGCCGCTGTCTGCTGTCATTTCGTAAACACCTTTCATGCATCATTCCTCCTTAAATGTCAAAGCATGTGTGAATCGGAAACCATTTGGATGCGTCAAACGAGGCGCCATCAGAAATAGCTTCCAGCTTAACTTCACCCGCAGCATTAATCGTAAATCTCGCAAACATTGGGAAGCCTCCCTCGCGAAGCGATGTGTTCTGAATGAAACTGATTGTCGCTGTAGGTCTACAACCAACAGGGAGAGTTGCAAGAACACCTGTTCCCAATACATTTTTGACTGCACCTCGAACAAATACAGTGCTGCCAACTTTGCGGCACTGCGGAATTTGAGAATCTGCATATGATTCAATGCCGCTTGTAAGTGTCAAATTCACCCAACCAGTATCGGTCGCATCGAACACTTTCCAAGCTCCCCAAGAATTCGAATAATAGCAGCGCTCGAAATATACTTTTTCTTCTTTACGGCAAACAGTATACTTCTGAATTTTCTGACCGCCTGAGCCGCCGCAAAATACCTCCAACATTCCAGTGTAATTTGCAGCAGCTGTGGGTGCATTGAGCAGACTCTGTGCAACCGCAACCGTAGGAATGATATAGCGACCACAATCTAATGTGTTCAAATCGGTGCCGGCAACGAGCATCTGACCGTCAAGAGCTTCAACCTTCACCAACCGTGCATTATGGAGAGTGACTGTAGTTTGCAGTGCAGCAACCTGCTCTTGCAATGTTGCCACGTCATCGTAAATATTACTCATTTCCAAATTACCTCCATTTCTCTTGTGAAATTGTCTTCCTTAAGGTTCTTGATGAATTCCTTGAATCTTGGAAATGCCGAAGGATATAAAACCAATGCAAAGCCACCAGCATCGCGAATCTTCTCAATGTTGTACAATTGCAGCTCTGACGGTCTTCCTTGCTGAGCTTTCACTTCAATGGCTACAAAATAACCATTGACACAAGCTAAGATGTCAGGCACACCTGCTTTTGTAAATTGGGAACCTGCCCAATACTTGATGAACCATGCTCCTTCTGCCTCAAGGAATTTCTTGATTTTGTTCTCGAAGCATTTTTCTTGAGCCGTTTTTATTCACCTCTTTTCGTAAGAGTAATCTTCTTAGCGCGTCCGTTGAGAATGAGCACGAAAGATGCTGTGCCGTCTTTGTCGGGTTCGATGGAGTACTCTCCTGGCTCCTGAAGTACCTTGATTTCACGGCAATCTCGCTTTGCACAGTAAACTGACTTTGCAATCAGATATGCTCCGATGATTGCTGCAAGGCCTAAGCAGAGGAAAATAACGACCAAATCAAACTTTATATCGTAGGAAAAATTATTCCACATTTTCAAACAACCTTTCAGTGTAGTCACGTCTCATTTTAAGGGCGCTATAGATTTTTGTTTCGATTGAATTTTTACAAATCAAATAGTAATAGAAACATGTTCGTTCCTGACCTATTCGATGCGTACGCTTTTTGCTCTGTTCAAATAATTCACTTGATAACGGAGGAGTGAAGTACACAATCTTATTGGACTTTTGGAGATTAAGTCCCATTGCTCCTGCTTGATATTGAATCAAGGTGACAGAATTTTCAAAATTCTCATAAGCTGACAAATCCTTTGTATCACCGTTCACGATGCTCAAAGGGCGATCTGAATCAATTACTATTTCAGATAATTTCATCAGTTCATTCTGAAAATTATAGAAAACAATGAGTCTGTCATCAGTCGAACTCAGCAAATCTTTGAACAAATTGAGTTTTTCCTTATTTGCAAATCCACACAACATTCGTTCATAAAGCATTTTTGTAAGTGATGTATCACCAACAAATTCTTGATTGTCGAATTTTACTATTGCATCTTTGTGGAATTTGCGGTATTCTTTTGATACTGTACAATGGAGATTAGTATCGATTTGTTGAGGCAAATCAAATACTTCGTTCGATTTCATGAACACTGCTCCTTGCTCACGAAGCTTTCGTTTCAATCGCTCGACATTTTTATATCCATCGATAATTTTGACTGGAAAACCGTCGAAATCTTCAAAATGATATTTCACATATGTATTCCAAAATGCTGTCTTTGAAATGTTCCAACCTAATAGCTGACATTGACTCCAAAGCTTTTCGTATTTACCTCCTGTTGGTGTACCCGACAAGAGTATTACGTTTTCAGGCTTCAATCGCTTGAGAATAAATTTGGAACGTTTAGATGTCTCATTTTGTACCAATGATGACTCATCCAAAATCAATGTGAAATTTCTCAATTTTGTAAGTGCGGGTCGTCTGAAAATCAAGTCATAATTGATGATACCGACTATCGTATGTGGAATCACTTCACATAAATGTATGAAACTCTCGAATTTATCAATTTTTAATGTAGTCAAATCAACGACTTCGCATTGATAATTTACGTTGAAGTGGTCACACCAATCGTGAATCTTTGACTTTTGACAAATAACCAAGTTGACTTTGGCACCGAGCTCTCGCATTTTCTCACTACCTACAAAAGTCTTGCCGAGGCCCATGTCGAGGTAGTAAGCAACACGATTCTGAGAAGATGTCATCTCAAGAGCCGTTTTTTGGTGAGGAAATAAGTTCACCATTCTACAACCTCTAAGTTATCATAATTGGTTCTACTCCAACCGAACTTGCCATAACCAGAATTGGAGCAATCCAAATAGAATGTTTTTTCATCAGGAATCCATTCAGTCGGTTTCTCTCCGCCTCTCCATGCACAGCCATTCTTCTCGGCTTCTTCCATGAAACTTTTTACATTTTCCTCTGTTAGCTTCACAGCAAACGCAGCATTTTTGAATCCCTCCCAATCGAAAGATGTTTCCCATACGATGACCTTTGAACCGTCTTCAGGCGCATAATTGCAGAACATGAGATTTCCGTCTACCATGTGAATACAAAGCTTATCACTCGGCACGCTGGCACTTATTAGTGACAAAACACCCTTAAGCTCTTCAGGTATACTGTCATAAGACTCAAATGGGTTCCATTCCGTTGCAGTATGGTCGCACCAATTGCAATCATTCTTTTCGCATTCCTTCAGGAAATCGGCAATTGTCTCACGAGTAACTTCAACGAAAATATCACCCTTGATAAAACCGTTCCAGTCAAATGCGGTTTCCAGTGTGGGCTCTGCAAAACCGAACATCCGATCAAAAGCAATCTTTGCGCCGGTAGCAAAATCGAATGTATCTTCAGGACAGCATCTTGCAAGTCCTTTTTCCATCACCTTACCGTTAATATAGTACTTTGCGATTGTCTTCTTACCTTTGCGGGTGATGACGATCTTCTCTTCCTCTTCGAACAAATCGAAGCATTCTTCCAAAACTGTGTACTGGTTAACTTTGATTTTTCCATTGTTCAGTACATCTCTCACGATTCCCTTATAACCCTTGCAGGTAATTCCATAATACTCATCAGCAAGGTCATTACCGATAACCTTGTCGCCGATCTTGAATTTTCTCGCAGTGACCGGAATCAGTGCTCGACCGAATGACGAATTTGGCATGAAGCTGTCTGGAGCATGTTCACCTTCAACAGTCTTGTAATGACACCATGTACGACTGATCTTTGTGATCTCAATGATGTTTTCTGCTTCTTCACCCGAGCCTACCTTATAACGTCCACCTACAACAAACTTTCCCATAGTTAACTTACCTTTCCCAAGTACTCTTGTAACTTGTGTTCACTGATGTGATATGTCCATTTGCTTGACATCTTCACAGCATATCCAAACGGTAGAATTCCTCTTTGTAAACCAATTCTTACAAATTGTTCACTCTTTCCAAGTAGCTTAGCAGCTTCTTTCACTGTCATCGTTACTACCATCCTCAATGAAAATTTTCCGAATTTCTTCACTAGTCAGACAGTAACGTTTTGCAATGCTAGCAATCTCATGCTGACTGAATGAACTTTTGCCACATAATTTGCTAGCAGCAGTTTGACGGCTGATTCCCAATAGTTCTGAAAGACTTTGGGAAAAATTCTCGTCACCATACAAAATCATTTTTGATTTCAACAATGTTGCGTTTGTCACCATTATCACCTCCTCGAAATTATTCTGATATAACATTCGCGATACAGATTCGTTCTTGTTACATTCTCTATTATAACGCTTTTTACAGTTTTTGTAAATTGACAAAACAGACAAAGTTATATCAGAATAACGGTTTATTTTTTACAAATCGATTAGTTTCCTTACCAAGAAGGTAAATTTATTATAGTAGGATAGTTAGGGGTAATCAATAGGGGAAATAGAGGCTATGTACATTGTATATTACGTAGAATAATATAGGGATATGCAGACAACTCTAGGAGAATTTAAGGGGTGATTGTGACAATTTTGTTACAAATCAAAATTCAAGATAAATTCAACAAAGTCAGCATAATTCGAATAATGTTGAATTGCGAAAAACCGTTGGTATGCCGCACTTTTTTGACTGCCAATTCCACAATTCAACTTAAAACGCTCATTTTATATATACTTATACGTCGATAATTTTTAACGTCGAAATTTTTCGACGTAGATATATAGAATAATATATATTATTATATTATCTTGACTTGACACTGAAAGAAGGAGAATGCACTATGAAAAATCCAAATGGCTACGGTTCAGTATTCAAATTAGGAGGAAATCGGCGACGACCGTGGTGTGCCAGAGTAACAGTAGGATGGACAGACGACGGCAAACAAAAATATCAGAATATTGGATATTATGAAGAACGTAGCGAAGCACTAATTGCACTTGCAAAATATAACGACGATCCATATGACTTAGATGCAAACAAAATCACGTTCGCTGAGATATACGAAAAATGGTCAGAAGAGAAATTTCCAAAAATCTCTCAGAGTAACATTAGAGGGTATCGAACGTCTTTCAATAAATGCTCAAGACTTCACAATGTGAAATTTAGACAAATCAAGAAAATGCACATGCAAAGAGTTATCACTGAGAATGAGCATTTATCGTTTCAAATTAGAAGTAAAATGAAAACGCTGTTCTCACAGCTCTATCGTTTTGCTATTGAGAATGACATAGTTGAGAAAGATTATTCTCAATTCGTCGATGCTGGAGAAATGACAACAAAAATAATACGTATGCCTTTCTCAGATAACGAAATAGAGCTACTCTGGGACAATTTGGATATGGAATATATAGATACAATATTGATTATGATATACACAGGGATGCGTGTCGGAGAGCTTCTGGAGATGCGATGCGATGACATTGATATAAACTCTCGTATTATGATCGGTGGAATAAAAACAGCAGCAAGTAAAAATCGTGCTATTCCAATTCATAAACGAATAGTACCGCTTGTTGAAAAACGATTGAAACAAGAATATTTAGTGCAAAGTCCAACCGGTAAGAAATTTTCCTACAACAATTACATACAGCGGCAATTTACTCCACTCATGACGAAATTAGGTATGAGTCACCTGCCGCATGACTGCCGTCATACCACCGCTACTAAATTGGATAACGTAGGTGCAAACACCACTATTATCAAACGAATATTAGGCCATGCTTCGCATGATATTACAGAACGAGTATACACTCACAAAACACACGAACAATTGGTAGAAACTATAGACAAAATATAAAGCGCTCAGAATCACTCCTGAGCGCTTTTTCTTTTCGGTATATAATTCTATTAGTGGCGGTTACGCATGTGTTCCTTGTGTTTCTCATACGCTTCTGGGTGAGTTACATAAAAGACAGTGGACATCGAACAACCAAAATACTTGCAAATGAACTTATACGTGAATCTATTCACATGCATTTCGATCATCTTACTTTTTTCTTTAGTCGTGTACCGTCTCATTTTTCTTAGCCTCCTTCTTTGCTGCACGAGCAGCTTTGCGATCCGCTTTCACTTTGTCACATGCCTTCTTGTACTTTTCACCGTCACGTTCGAAGTTCTCTTCAGTAGACACATACCGTACTCTGTAGCCATTAGCTCTGAGATCGCGGTAGAAATCGTTGCGATTTGCATATTCACTGCGTACTACTTCGAACTCATTGGTTTCAGTATTTCTTACACTTGCAACAAGCAGTTTCTTTTTCTTCTGAACAGATTCATCATTCTTAGAAGCTTCAGATTCGCTCTCAGGCACACTTTCTTCTTCGGTAAGTAAAGTATCTACGAAAGTTTCTTCTTCGTCCTGAGACTCGTTCTGAGCGTTCTGAATAGCTTCGATGAGTTCAGTCTTCTTCATGCTCCACCAGTTCTTGATCTTCAGCTCTTTTGCTGTTGCCTTGAGTTCTTTGCTTGTCATGTTTTCGATATTCATAATAGTTACCTCTTTCTTTTAGTTGATATATTCATTATACAACAAAAGTTGTAGGTTGTACAACGTTTGTTTGAGGAAGTTTATTCCCAACACTCTCTTTCGAGAGCGTTTCGTCTTAATTTTCAAAGACTCATCAGGGGAATTTACTTGATTCTATATGTTTTACCTTTGGCTGTTACGAAATATTCGTTCTTACCATTTCTCCATACTTTTTCAATATCGGCGATTTTGACTGATTTGCATTTCGGCTGTCTCTTAATGAACGGGAGAATGATTTTCTTTGCTTTGTCCGGAAGAACAAAGATTTTTTGTGTTTTTCTCGATTCATATCGCTCGTTCATTTTTCTCATTGCTTCTCCTGCTTCTTCCTCTGTTCCGTAGAACTTCTCATATGAGCGATTCTGTCTGCCGATCTGATAGAATTTTTCAGAGCGAATAACTTCAAGCTTATTGTTCCAGACTGTATTATATCCGCTTTTTGAGTTTGCCTTAACATTTGTATCGGTACATTTTCCAACGATGATTTCGATACCTTTTTTATTAGCTTCCCAATCTCTGAACTCGCTCATCACAATACGGATGATTGTTGAGCCGTCAGTCAAATCAATGTGAGCAATTTCACCTTGTGAACCACTCATCGTTGTTGTGTTGATGTAGAATCCGTCATTCATGTGGTCCATAACGATTTCTGAATATCTCTTGTTGATCTCTGTCATTGTCATCTTTATTTCTCCTTTAGTTTAAGCTCTTCAGCTTGATTACATTATCTATTATACAACATTTGTTGTAGTTTGTACATAGCCAAAATAACCAAAGTTTAGGTGATTTTCTTGTTTACTTTGTACATCGGTGCTTTTTTGAAATTTCAATAAATTATTCCCCCTATATATGTACAAGATACCACATTTGTTGTATAATAAATATATACTAATGAAGGAGGAAACAAAATGAATGAACTACAAATGTTAGAAGAAATGATCGCTGCAGGATATTGCGAGCTGAATGAATTCGTTCGACAATATGAAAAATTGAAAAACGATGGTCACATTCGAGATAACTTCTCAGACCATGTTCGATTCAGTTACGACATATTCGAAGACGAAACAAAATATTGAGAGGCGTCAGCCTCTCTTTTTCAAACAAAGGGAGAAGATAAACATAGAACTAGGTCAAACAGTAATGACACGAGCCGTTGGAAATGCAGTAGTTAAAAATTATTTATTTTATCATTTTGTGTTTAGTAGTTTGGAAAGATATAAGAAGCATGATTGGGGAGATTTGCCGGCTGAAGATAAACGCATGAATGATAAAGGTGACGATAGAATTGTCGCACGCTATAATAGTGAATATGGCGACATCTATATAATTAGCGAGTACGATCGTTCTTACACGACGATACTGTTCACAGATGAATATTGAGGAGGTAACATATGACAAAACTGAAAACACTGAGGCAGGCCAAAGGCTTGTCTCAGTCTCAGCTTGCTGAGAAAGCCGAAATCAACGTACGAGTATTACAGCACTATGAGCAAGGTTCTAGGGATTTCGATCACGCTAACATTGGTACAATTTTACGAGTATGCATTGCTCTCGATTGTAAATTGGAAGACGTGATTGAAAACCAAGAATATATTGAACTTTTGAAGAAAACGATGAAATAAAAAAGAGGCCACCGAATAATTTCGGCGGCCTTAATTTTTGTATATTTTTTGTATATTACATGCGTATTTTGACGGTACTTCAAAGATACTCAAATCCAATAATACCAATGTTTTCAGTCTGTGAGTATGTACGAAGATAGTATATACTATTTCGCTCCAAATGTTAACCTGCCAACAACTGCTGTATATTACGTGAGTATTATTTAGAGAAAACAATGAGCATTCAGAAAACTCTGAGTGCTCATTTCTGATTCTTTAGTTGTAGAGATCAGCGGACAATCTCACTCTTGCTTTGACGCCGATTCTTCTCAATTCTTTGATTCTTGCTTCGGCTTCTTCAATTGTTGAGTATTCCTTAACGGACCATTTCCAGCGTCTCTTGAACCACACTTGTAGTTTGTACATTTCAATTACCTCAATTTCTATTTATGCACGAAAAGTAACGTTCAGCTTGTCCATGAAGTCGTCTGCATATCTACCTACGCACTCGTACACTTTACCGCTTGCAAGGTCAATGTATGCCCTCGAGTAAGCTTCACTTACACGGAAACTTTCACGATTGCTGATTTTTTCGTTGTTTAACCACGCACTGCAGATGTTACCGCTCTTATAAAAATCAAGTTCAAGACCCATAAGAGCATCACCGATGCGACTGAGATACATGCGGTCTTTACCGTATTTAGTCCAACGAGTTGCACCTGCTTCTTCCAATTTAGTGATGTTCCAACCGCTTATGATCTCATCAGACGGTGTTTTTGCTTCTGCCCATGCTTGCTTCATGGCGTAGGACAGTTTAGCGATTCTGTCACCAGTTAACGTTCTGTAGATCTCCCATGCTCTTTTCATGATCTCGCTCTTGTTGTACATCATCATCTTAAATACCTCTTTCTGAGCTTTCGCTCTGTTTGTTTATCATGATATTATTATACAACATTTGTTGTAGTTTGTACATAGCCAAAATAACCAAAGTTTAGGTGATTTTCTTGTTTACTTTGTACAACAAATGTGGTATAATAAAAATATGAAAGAGAGGTGAGAACATGGAGGTCAAATATTCGAAGCAAGCATATAAATATTGGAAGAAATTGCATCGTCCAAAACGAGAACAAATCGAGCGTGCGATCAATAACATTCCAAAAGGTGACATCAAAAAGCTGAAAGGAAATAGTGGTGATTATCGGCTACGCGTTGACGATTATAGAGTGCGATTCTATATTGAGGATGATATAATCAAAGTAATCAAAATCGGACCAAGAGGTGATATTTATGGCAATTGACTACAAACGATTGTTGGAACGTTTGGACAATATCCAAAAGGAAATTGAAGAAATCCATCAACAGCTGCTAATTGGATTAGATGAAGAAGCTGAAGTGAAAGCAATCAAAGAAGAAGACGATTTCAGAACACTTGAAGAATGGCAAAAAGAAGAGCCCCTCGATTGAGGAGCTCTTTTTCTTATTTTAGCCGATGATGGATTTGATTAGAATCTGAGTGATGAGATTGTCTTTGGTTACTGATTTTGCCAATGAAATTTGGTTGTTCGTAGTGTCGATTGTAAATTCAGCACCTTCAACATATAGCACACCGTTGATGTGAACCAGCAGAACATCTCCATCTTCGTAATTGGAAATCAGCGGAATCTCACGTTCGTTCTCTGTAGTTGTCTCATATGAGTACTGATATTTCTTCAGTTTTGTGTTTATTTGCAGCTCACTCTGAAGACTCGAAAGCCAACTATCAAATGATGTTTTCTGCTGTGTCATGTATGCTTCAAGCTCTGCTGTCTGCTCTTCGTAGTACTTATAGAATTGAGCATTAAGCTGTGACACGTCCACTTGCTTGATTAGTCCAGTGATCCACGGACAATAGGAACTGCCTCGATAATCTCGAATATCACTCTGAGAAATCGAACTTGAATTTGCTCTGATTCTCACTCGTGCAATGCACAGTTCTGTGACGGTATCATTATTTGTCAGTGAGATAGTACCATCAGAACTCGTCTTCGTGAATACACCCACGCTTCTCACATTGTCAGCCAAATTGCATCTCAAGACGATGAGCTGATATGTATCACTGCTGACCGAGGCAGCATCAAACGTAATCGTGAACGGTGCATCGCATTCAATCCAATGCATATTCACAAGCGCTCTGCCTGTTCCAATGCTCACTGTCAATCCGCTTGTAGCAGTTACGGCAAACATGTTTCCGATAGTCTGATAGATACCATCTGACACGAGGCCCTTGAAGTACATTGTCATATCCTCAGCGTTATACTTTCTGTCGCCATCGACACTGTTGAAATATCCATATCGTACAGCCATTTTACACACTCCATTCATCAAATGTTGGAATTCGTGTATGACCACTTGTTGAATCACTTTCAATGATTTCTATGATTCTAGCTGTTGCTGTCATACCAAATTCATTCTTTACTTCTACGATGTCACCTAAGCCGCAGTATTCAGGAAAACTAATCACTTCACCAACATATTCAGGAAACGCCTCTGTCTCTGCCAATTTTTCCTTACCTCTATTTTTCAAGATAGAAATGTATTTGGATGATGTGGTACCTTCACTCGACAAGTCACGAGCATCGACATACATCTCACGCCGCTCTAGTCCACTTACTGTCCCTGAAAATGCTGTTTTACGTGCAGCTCCTTCGCCTTCACCTGCTACGAGTGCAACGTTTTTGAGCTCTTGGGTATCATAGGTGTATTCGGTATTTACCAAGTTCTCAAATTCTGATGAGAATACTGCTGGTAAATTGTCTTTTTGAGACCTTGTTCTGTCAACTCCTGCGTACATCTCAAACGTGAATTTTCCATTGACGAGCGGCATCTTGAAACCGTAACCATATGACTGACAGTTTTGCACGATGATATCATAAACGTTATCACCAAAATATTGACCTTCGACTGTTTCAGCGAAACCTTTGGTCTCACTTGTAACAGCGACTTCGTTTATTTGTCGCAAATCTTTTTCAACAATTGGGTCGGTGATATTCCATTCGATCAGATAATTTGCGAGCATTTCAATTTGCGTGTTGTTGGTGTTCACTCTGTTCGCAACGATTCTGCGACTTAGAATGCTTTCAGCACTACGACCTGAGACGGTCATGTAGTTACCGTTTTCCACATCTGTTTTCAAATTGATCGATTCAACAATCATAGTGTATTCACTCGACTCAATTTGTAGGTAGTAGCCGATCTGAAGCAAGTCAATGAATCGCTGTTCAACTGGAACATATAGCTCAAAATCACCTGCTTCGTAGTAGCGTGTTGTCCAAATGAGTGACACGTAGTTATCAATCAATCCTATTTTTTTCAAGCTTTTATCCAAAACGTAAATGTACATATCAGATTCCCTCATATAGTGCGACGTATTCGATTGTTACTGTCAAGTTATTCTCGCCTTCATCGCAAGAATAACTAATCTCATTTTCTCCTGGCTCCAATTGCAGCCATGTAGAACCTTCTTGCACAGCATACAAAATATTGGTTTCTATACCTTCACGAATGAGAGTGACAGTCTTGCTGTTGAAATGAGTACTAATAACAATGCTGTCACCTTTCTTCATATCAACGTTCAAACCAAAAAATGTGTTATTCGTGTTGTTGTACACTTTTGGATTCAGGATGTCATTTGTGTTTGCATGCAATGTAATGGTGATACCTGTTGGTGTTTCACCACCATTAATAATTTTGGTTTTTACTTTCTCAATTCGAGAAAATTCAATGCCTTCCTTTGCGATTGCAAAAGGAAATTCAAATAGCGGAATGACATTTGAGAACTCAACAATTTTGGTAGTTGAATCCTTGAAAAATGGGTCAGCACAAATAATCGAAATTTGTGCCACTTGTGAATTAGAGAAATGGTCCAATTCGAACGATTCAACTTTTCCGACGATATACACATCGAGGCTTTCATGCCGAAAATACAATGTGACATCGCTGTTGATTTTGAAATATTGGTAGAGCTTCAATCGATTCTTCTCGATTTCAGGATATATCTTGATGTACAAGACAATGTTTCTCGTACCAATTCTATAGCTATTGAACATTGCTCCGTTACCTGTTGCAAATTCGGTAGTGTTTATTGTTCCTGCTACAGGATTTAGTCCGTCAATATCATACAGACAATATTCTTTCGAATAGGACAAATCCAAAATATTTCCAGCGTAATTTTTTACCTTTGCGAATATCATGCCTTTGCCCCCTTCAGAAGATTTTTACTTTGTCTGTAGATTTCCAAACGACTCAAAGATTTCGGGCTGTAGTTGTTCTGTGTGAAGTTCTGAACAACCGTATTGGAAGCCGCTCCAACACTACTGCCTGCACTTGCCAAATTGTTCTTGATATTCTGCGCAGGTGCCATCATCTTTTGTCCCATGGTTTTCATTGCATTTACTGCTGCACTCGTCTTGTCCTTGATACCTTCGGCCAGACCCATAGGCAAGAATTGACCTACTTGCTTTTCCATCACGACTGATGGAGAGTGAACACCAAAGAAATCCTTGATGCCATCGAGGACACCTTCACTGAATCCTGAAATTTTATCCTTCACCCATTGACCCATGTCATTGATACCATTCCAAAGACCTTCAACGATGTCAGAACCAATTGACAACATTTCACCAGGAATTTCCTTGATTTTGTTCACGATGTTGTCAAACAGATCTTGTGCTGCTTGCTTACCTTTTTCAGGCAACTGCCTTGCGAAATCAGCAGCTTTAGAAATGGTATTCTGCAACCATGTCCAAATTCTTGACGGAAGATTCTTGATCGTGTTGATGACATTATCGAGGAAGCTTTTTGCAGTTTCCTTCGCTTTTGTCTTCATGTTGGCTCCCCAGGTGATAATTTTGTTGATGGTATTTACGAGCCATTCCCAAACTTTTCCAGGAAGTTCCTTGAAAAATTGAATGATGTTCTCAATGATTTTCGGTACTTCATTTACAATCCAATTCTTTACATTGACTGCCCACGTTGCGAGAGTACCGATGACAGCACCAATCGCATAACCAATTTTGTACGGCAATTCTTGGAAGAACTGCACAACCGCTGCAATGATTTCTGTCACTTTTTCGGTGAATGCTGTTTTGACATTTCCAGCCCATTCAATCACTTTCTGTACACATTCGCCAATTTTATCAGCAAACTGTTGTCCTAATGGGGCAAGCCCCTGAATGATTGCTGCAATAATCTGCGGAACAGCCTGCACTAATGCAACTACAATTTGTGGAATGGCTTGCACAAGCGCCATGAATAATTGGATCGCTGCTTGCAAAAGAACAGGAATATTTTGGGTTAAAAAATTCACGAGCGCTTGAATGATTGAAGGTAATGCTGCAATCAATGCCTGTAAAATTTGAGGCAATGCATCGACAAGTCCCATAAACATTGTCACAGCCGCATTGATAATTTGCGGTAACGCTGAAGTCAAAAATGCACTGATTGTATTTATGATTTCAGGCAATTTAGGCAACAATTGATTCAGTAGCTCAGGTATAGCATTCACAATTTGCATGAATAATTGTGTTGCAGCATCCAACATTTGTGGTAAAAATGCTACTATTGTGTTGAGAAGCGTGTCAATTAGCGAAGTAATTTGACTTCCCAAATCCAATTGCATGATAGCATCGACCAAAACACTAAAGAGTTGAATTGCCGCCATTAGTAATTGCGGTGCAAGAGTGATTATTTGATTTGCAATTTGAGAAACAATTTCGACGATGTTTGTTAGCAATTGCGGCGCAAGCGTAACGATTCCATTTGTTAAGGTCATGATAATTTCACTTGCTGCCGACAAAATCATTCCAGCATTATCTGTAATACCTTGCATCAAACTTTGGATGATTGTCACGCCGATGCTTACCACTGACGGTAAAATACCTGTGATTGTTGTCACAAGTGTTGTCAGAATATTACCAACAGCGGTGCCGATTTTTTGATCGGCTCCATCAACCCCATTTGCCAGATCGGTAAATGCACTCGCAATATTTTCAACATCAGGAACAATGGACGACAGGACACCTGCCCCGAATTGTGTGAACATCGCAAGGACCGGCGTGAATGCTGTACCAATTTGAGCAATCGAGTTTTTCATTTCGAGCTGAGCCTTATTCAGATCAATCATTGCTTGATTGTTCTTTTGGTACTCTGTGCCAAGTTCACCATACAAACCATTTAGCGTATCAACAATCAATTGCTGACGTTCTTGTTCGTCCGAACACGCAGAAAGTTTGTCGTTGAAATCGTCTTCATTTACGCCTGCCCAGTTCAGTGCATCTGCTAAGTTACCTGTGATTTGACCAACTTTTGCAGTCTCATTGACAGACTCAGCTAAACCATCGAGCGGGATAGAGTCACCGTACTTCGCCCAAATACCAGCGGAAGAATTCAGCAAACTGTTCAAATTCTCGGTGCTGGTACCCATCGCCATAAAGTTGGAAACAGTCGTATTTGCGGCGGTCTCATCACCAAGAATTCCGTACAAATTGCTAAATGCACCTTCTGCAAAGTCAGTGCTGACGCCCGCCGCATCTGCCGCAGTAGTCAATTTGGTCATGTTGTCAGTGAATTCTTTTGAGCTTTCGGTTGCAGCCACTAATCCACCAGCAAGCGCTGTTACAGCCGTACCAATTCCAGCGATTGCACCTTTACCAATTGCACCGAGAAAGCCTTTCAGCTTGCCGCTTGACTTTTCTGACTTGTCACCTGTTTCATCAATTTCATCATTGACTCCATCAAGTTTTTTCTCAGCACGTTTTGCTTCATCACCAGTTTCTTGTAATGCATCAGCGAGTTCATCTGCACCATCAGCAGAGCCGTCTGACCCTCTCTCAAGCTCATCCAAACTTTTCTCGTATTTTGAGATTGCTGCCTCATTACCTTTGATCGCTGCTTTCAATGAGTTCATTTTGATCTGAAGGTTTTGAGCAGATTCTGAATTTTCACCTTCAGTTCGAACTACGTCATCATATTTCTTTTGGACCTCATCCAAAATTTTTGTATAGCTTTCGTTGACACCTTTCAGCTGCGTAATTTTCGCAGATAGACCATCAGCACTGTCGCTCCATTTTTCCATTCCAGCAGTAGCATTCTTAAACTCAGAATTGGTCAGTGCGATAGCTCGGTTGGCATCACGTAAACTTTGTTTTAGTTCAGAAATATCAACCCTGAATTTTGTTGTGGTTTCCGTACTTCTCGGCATATTCTCACATCCTTAGAACCACGTGTCTGGAGCAGGTTTCATGATTTTTCGAGGTTTCTTTGCTCTATTTTGTCGTTTGTTATAATCCACAGTACGGCGCATAAGTATAACTACCTCATGCGCCGAATAGCTGCGAATATTGATTGGGTTCAAACTGTGAAATCTTTCACATAATGACACGGTTATGTCGAAGAATACATCGTATAAGGACGTCTGCTCTCCGTCCTCTATCAGTTTCCCGACTTGTCATCGAGGCTGCTGATTTCAGAAAGTGCATAAGTAAATGCCTTAATGAATACAGCTACCAATTCTTTGGTTTTTGTGTTACGAATCTCGGCATCAGTAATGCCAGGGAAAATCTGCTTCAGTAGCGGTTTAACCTGAGGCAGCACAGAGATGACTGCCTTTCCGATTGCTACTGCATCATCGAGTTTGTCAATGTCAATGACATTCAGCAAATCCTCAACGGTTCCCCACATCAGATCGAATTCAGATGCGGTATATGTTTTTACGATTTCACCTTTTTTGTAAATGTTCAGCTTCATTTCCATTTATGCTGCCCTCCAATTGTAAATTTTTTTAGACCGTCGGAACTACTTTGTTATGAACGTCCGCTGGTGTCCAAACTTTCTTTGTCCATGCTTCTTTCATTTCGTCTGTCATGCCGCCATAACGTTCGTCAACGACAATACCGCTCATTGTCTTATTGACAGTATTTTCACCAATTGTCTGTGCAAACTTGTAGATAGTATTGATCGCAGTAAACGTCAGTTCAGTGTTGGTAGTATCGATAGAATCAGATTCTGTGTTGACCTCTTCGGACGGGATTGCAAACTGACCCTTATACTTCCAACAATAGCGCCAATTGCCATCGGTGCCCTTTGTCTTATAACCAATTGCAAAATACTTCGGCGTGACATCACCTTCCATCAGCATGCCTGCTGTAGCATCAAATGCCTGGCCAGTAATCTCTGCCAAAGTTTCCAGCTTAGGCGGTGCGACTGTCAGAGTAAACGTCTCTGCACCCTTCGCATTGATTACAATCATGCCCTTGTTGTCATAGTAGTGAGTCTCAGACGAGCTCTCTACTTCTTTGGAGATTGTCGCAGTGTAAGACAGTCGCTTCGGTGTACCTGTGGAAAACTGATTCTCTGAATCTTCAGTGACCTCAGCATAAAACAGGTCCTCAACACCACGAAATTCAAAAACGTTATCTACCGGACTTGTAGCCATGTGTTATTCCTCCTGTAAGTTTTTCAAATATTCAACGGTAATTCCTCTACCGCTATGAGTGGGTTCATCGCTCAGAACGTCATGGGCATCACCCCAGCATTCAAAGCCATTTTCCTTTAGAATTTTCTTTGCTTGCCTCAGTACGCTATAGACGCGCTCTGGATCGACAGAATAGAAGTTTACGTCATAGTTATATATGATTTGAGTTTCATTGTTGTCGTAGAATCCATCGCCATCAGATGCGTTATTCCAAAACGTAAAGAAATTATCAGGATAGGGTTCATCTTCCAAAATACTTCCTTGCCGTCTTACTGGATAATGGAAACAGAGTGTAAGCAATTCAATCAACAAATCTTCCATTATAGATTCCTCTCAATGTATTTTTGGATTGCTTCTTTTTGGATTTTTCTGATTTCGGCCTTTGTTTTCTTTCCGTAAAATGCATCATATAATGCATCTACTTTGCTCATTCTTGGCGTTCCATACATCAAGAAAATTGATTTCAAACCTGATTTCTCCAAATCAAAACCAACTTTGATTTCAGCGGTGAAACCTTGCCAATTCACAGTCATATCTTTACGCAGTGATTTCTTGGTTTCACCACCTCTCCAATATTTACCTCTAGCGGGCATGTTGCCTTTTACCATGACGGAATTGACCTTACTATCGACATGTTGTTTGGACGCTTTCAATGCATCTTCTGTCGCTTGTTTCAGTCCTGATTCTCCTGCGACTTTGTCAATTCCCGCCATCAATTCTTTCCAGCCTTTGAACTGAAGGCCAATTCTGTTTTTTGCCATTATGCACCACCTGCAATCTTACGAATCTTGAATTTGAGACACTGATGCCTCTGATTGATGTCTTCAGGCGTTCCAAGAATTTCATACGATAAACCTGCAACGTCTTTCAGAATGCAATCAGACTTGATGTCAGGCCTGTACCAAGTTTCAATGACAGCTGTATCTTCAATGACAAGGACATCATTGCTCTTGACTTCTGTTCCTCCAAATGTTTTGAAGGAACAGTGAATCAATTCACCTTCGCTAGGATAAACTTTTTTCATAACGCCTTTGACCGTTTTGGTTTCTGGAATGAATAGAAACATAGGAACGTTGAATGGTCCAATTGCTCGATACATTTACATCACCCCAATTTTGTAACGATAGTTGTGATTCCTGCTTTCAGTGCAAGATTGTTGGACGTCACTTCGGTAACACAAATCTTGTGACCGTTTTCCGCAACGATGTCGGAAATGCCGTCCCACTCCACCCAGTCCGACAAATCTTCACTGTAAGCAGGTAACTTTACGTCGAACCGATAGCGGTAGAGAGCATTGGTATCAGCGACAGTGATTTTCGTTGTACCAATCTCACTACCTGCACTCGATTCTACAGCTAATTCTCCAACTACATATTTCAATTGGAGTGCACGATAAATGAAGTACGTTGACAATTCTGCTGTGCCCATTCCATAGTTCCACAGATCAGACACACCTCGAATGATAACTCCGACAGATACCGAAGAATTCAAAACGTCAGTTGAAACTCCGGCATCAATCAGGAAATGCTTGACTTCGTCAACGTAAGTCATCAAGGTTTCGTCTTGATACGTACCTGTTATACCGAGGCCAATTTTTACTTTTGTCAAAAGTTCAGTATCTGTCATTGTCATCGCTCCTTAGTCAACCTTAACGTTCATCGTTGTCTGTCCAAACTTGACAGCAAACTTATTGGAATCTACTTCGTAAATACCAATCTTGTGGCCATCCTCACCCTGAATTTCAGACTTACCATCCCATGCAGTCAAGCTGCTCATATCATCACCATAATCAGGTGCTGTGATAGAGGAAGGTGAAGTCTTATATGCGTATGAGTTGCCACTTGTCAGTGCAGGCGTAACAGCAATCTTGGTATTACCTGCAGTAGTACCCTTAGTAGAAGTAACAGTCAGATTGCCAATCTCCTGGCCGCCTCCATAATGTGTTGTCATATAGTTCAGAACACCGACGATATTTGTCGCAGTGATCTTGTCGGCACTAGTCGCGCAGCCAATTGCAACCGCGAGATTTTTCAATGCTTCTACTTTGTTCATGTTTGGTTACTCCTTATTTCTTCAAAATGAAGGCACCGTTGACATCAAGCATCTTACCGTCCATGATGCACAGACCCTTGTTGAAGTACTTGTTCTTGTCGTCATCAAACCAACGTTTGAAACCGATCTGAAGCTGAGTATTTACAGCGTAGTCCATCGGTCTGAAGTACAGGCCCCAAGCATCACCAGACTGAGCACTGTCATAATCGGCCAGCATATCGGGTTCAACCAGAATAACCTCTCGACCTGCGAAACGGCACTCAAGATTGCCAGTCGACGGGTTGTAAGTTTCCTGATACAGCGGACGGTCATTTGCATCCTTCAGCGTCATGATATTGGATTCCCAAGTGCCTGCAGTCATAACGAATACGCCCTGACCACGATATGCCAGTGGAATCTTTGCAAACAGGTTCTTTCTGAACTTGGTCCAATCTGCCATATCAGCAGCGGCGAAAGTCAGCTTGTGATCTGCTGCAATTCGAGCATCATTCAGAATACCCAGCGGCTGACCAGAACCGGTGCCCTTCAGGATAGCCCTGTCGAATTCCTTAGTGAATGCCTCTGCCAGCAGTCTAGCCATCTCAGTTTCGAGATAATTCAGCGAAACAACCTGAGACAGCAGAGACTGCGCCAGTCGAGCTTCGACGATGTGGTAACCGAAGGAAATAGACGTCTTAATGTTCGGAACTGCCTGTGTTTCGGAAACAGTGGTTTCAGTGATCCAAGTAACAGTAGGAACGAGCTCCTCAATCGGGAATTCTACACCACCCTTGATGTTCAGCTTACGAACACGGTTGAACAGCTGACCGTACACCTTGATTTCCTTCAGGAACTCATTCATGATGGTGTTCGGGATAATCTTACCTACGTCAGAAGTGATAAGGGTTTCATCTGCCCGCTTTTCATATTCCCACTTGCCAGTCTGAACATATCTCATGAACGCCTGCCGATATTCCATAGAGTCCAGCGCATTTCCGGTTCTCTGCTCTGTAGGCGGATTCTGAGAATAGCTTGCCGTCGGGTTACCACCACGCTGCTGTGCATTTACAGGCGGTTCAGCAGAACGACCTTCATCTTTGCCGTCATCAGACTCACCTTCGTCCTCATCTTCGAGAGCATCCAGTTCATCCTGAACATCAGCGATATCATCATTGATATCTTCCAGCTGTTCGTTGATAGAGCGCACCTCGTTGACATCTGTAGATGCCTGAGAGCGTTCTACAAGCTTTGCTTTCTTTGCCAGCAGTCTCTTCATTCTCTTTTCGAGTACTTTCTTTCTGTTCATGTTTACTTACCTCCAAGAATTTGATTTTTGAGTTTAAATAGTTCCAACATTTCGTTTGGTTTTCTCGCACTATCCAGTACGCTTCGTGCATTGTCCAATGCAGTCCGATCTCTTGCCGAAATCTCTGTTGCTTCATATGCCGGAAATGTCACGGCAGAAACTTCCACAACAGAAGAAATCGACGTAATGTGACGAGTAGGATGATCGCTGTCCAGCGATTCCCATTCCTCACCATCTATGCCAAACATGAATGACATTCCGGAAATGTCGCCACGTTTAACAGCAGAATATAATGCTCGTGCCTCAGCGTTATTTTCAACATCCAAATTTACTCTGATTCCCATGCCGTCATCATCAGGCATGAGCTGCATTGTAGAATTCTTATTGTTGTTTCTGGAGCGGGCGAGCGGGATTTTATTTATGTCATGGTTTACCAAGAAACGCACATCTCTCAAATCAGTTTTATCGAGTGCGCCTCTTTCGATGACTTCGTCAAAATATCCCAAATTTGTCTTTGACTCAAAGACAATTGGACGACCTGTGATAAATGTACCGTTGTCATCATTCTTGTCAGCCCTGATCTCGAATACATAATTTCGTCGAAGTAATTCATCCATTTATCTCACCTCACTTAACCGGTGTAGTTATAAGTAATAACTGTTCCGCCTGTGACATCCTCGCCCATTGTCTTATTCCAGCTATCAGCTTTTATAATTGCATTCCATTGTTCTTCTGTACCTCTAAAGTAGATATTAGCCAAGCTTCTGCAATATTGAAACGCAAAATTTCCGATGGCTCTAACACTCTTTGGAATCGTAATAGCTGCTAAATTGCCGCAATCTTGAAACGCATAATCGTCGACTATTGTGACACCTTCTGGAATAGACACTTTTGTCACTTCGTTCGATACCGTGTCAGCAGGCCAAATGACTTCTTGCGTCGTCGGTTTTTCTGCAACAGACGTGATTTCGTCAATCACGTCCGAAACAGTGATACCTTTCGATTCTTTTCCACTCAACGCCGCATAAATGTTTTTCAGTGCTCCGACTTTGTTATATGCGTCGGAAACTTTTCCCAATTTTGCAGACAGAGCATTTAACGATTTTACATTTGACTTACTCATTATTTTCACCTTCATCTTGTTTTTCATCGTCATCATCATTCTGGTCGTCTCCAGAACCTCCAGTTTGGTACTGTTTTGCGTATTCTACATTTACGTAGTTCAGAGACTGCATTCGTACACCTTCTAACTCAGGCAACGGTCTCAAACCAAAAGCAACACGCTTTTCATTTTCGTAAATGGAACCACTGTCACCAAGTAATCTCACCATCTCCAACGTCTGGTCTACACTCATGAAAATAAGGTCTTTAGGATAAAACTGAATCTTATTTCCAAATGACCGCTCTCTCGGAGTAAACAGAGATCGCGTGAATCCTTGTGACATTGCAATGATTAGAGGCTCTAGCGTTTTCTGATAGAAAGCTTCGTATTGTTCTTTGGTATAATCACCCGTCAGAATACAAAGCGGAACACCGAAATGACGAAGGATTTTCTCATCAATAAATTTCAGAGTTGCTTCATCGACTAACTGAACATCTCTCGTAATTGGAATAAATTCACTCGTAATATCGAGTGGCAAGAATCCACTTTCTGAATTCTGCAGTTTCTGTTCCAATTCTTTCAATGCTGCTTCAGTTTTGCCTCCATCAATCATTGACTTAAACTTGACAACACCGTTGATTGCGCAGCTTGACATCATTGCCTTTGACAAATTGTGCAAAAGCAAATAGTTCAAATTCAGCGTTTTTAGAAGTGCCTCGTTATCAGGTTGACCTTGCTCATTGCCGCCCATATACTCATTGACTGAATATTTGTAGCGGATATGAATGACATCTGAATATGCTAACGTGGTTTCAAAATTATTTGCAAAAGTAAATTTCACATAGAGCGTGTCAGAGGCATCCTGGATGAAATCTACCTGCGTAGGCTGTATTGGATATAGGCCTGTGTATTTTCTCTTCTCAGTGCCATCCTTGTCTGTCCAAACGTAATATGTTGGAATGATAAACGAGTTGTAGTTGAAGAAGAGCTGCCAAACAATTTTCTCAATGAATTCTGACGTTGTCATAATTTCATTTGGTGCATTCAAAACAGTTTGGATGTCGCTGTTCACAGGACTTACATCGCAACCAGATGCTCTGACATGTTGAGGTGTCAGCTTTTTCATTTCACTTACGATGCAATTTATCGCCTGTTGGACAACGTCACTGGCATAAATATCATCACCAAACTGAGAAAATATCGGAGTAAACCCATTTAGCATATCCGCATACTCGGTTTTAACTTTAGGCTTTCGCCTCAATTTATCTAACCATCCCAATCAATTCACCGCCTTTCATTCCAAATACATCGTTTAGACGAGCATTACGTAGCCTTCAAATGCCTCATCAGAGGTAATCACGACGTTTGTACCAACTACCTGAACATCAACGAGGGCGATACCATAATTTGAGCCGCTCTTTCTCATTACAACAGCAGGAACCTGACCATTTGCAGCAGTGGTAAATGTGTCACTAGTCCAATTGTTAGTAGTGAAAGTTACCTTTGTAGGTGCTTTCAGACCGTTCAGCTTTGTTTTGAGTGCAGTCGTAAAGTCCTCAGTAGACAGGCCCTTACCTGTTTCCTTGTCGACCTTATTCGTGAATGCTGAATCAGTACTCTTCACAAAGTTGCTGTCATTCGTGAGCTGACTCGTCTTTGTGGGTACAGCAGGGATTGCAGCAGAAGTGATGAAGCCAGAATCATTTGTCAGATCGCTCGTCTTCGTAGGTACGTCAGGAATAGCGGTTTTCTTCGCATAGTCATT